ATCAAATAGAAAAAGAATATGCTATACAGGCAGACACGTCTGCAAAAAATGCAAATGATTTCTATAGTGTTTGGGAAATGACTAAGTCTGCTGTTTTAGTAGGATTAGGAATGAACATAAAGGCTACTACTAATTTATACAAGGCTGGAGAGAAAGAACAAGCAAAAATAATGAAAGCCTCTAAAGATAGGCTTGATGCTCTTCTTTTACAGTTAAAAGAAGAAGAATTAGTTGATGAGGTATTTAAAGGAAAGAAAGAAAAAGGAAGAAGAGACTCAAATAGAGTATATGCACAAATCTTATTAGACCTATCTAAAATTGAAGAAAAGTTTAGGCAAGAGTCCCTAAATCATATACTAAGAACTGAGGAAGAAAAAATACAGATATTAAAGGACAATGCAGAAGCAGAGGTAGAACTTTCTTATTTTGTATATCTAGAGAAAAGACAGATTAAATTAGATGAATTTTTACTAACTAATGCGTCTGAAAAGGCCAAACAACAAGCTCGTGAAAGGTTTGCCGAAGAAGAGATTGTTGCTTTACAACAGCTTACTAATGTTAAAAATCAAATACAAGCTAAATATTTTTCTGATTTAGAATTATTAGACAGGAAAAGAGCAGAACTTGCTAGAAAAAATGTAGAGGAAATTATAGAGATAGAAAGGGCTAAAGAATTAGTCACTAGAAGAAGAAGTGTTGAAGACATAAATGAAGAAATAAATCTACAAACAACGCTATCTAAAGTGTCTAAAAAAGGATCCTTAGAAAGAGCTAAACACGAACTAATCTTAGCTAAACTAAAGGAGGAATTAAGGCAAAGAGAAATTTCTGACACAATAGAAATAGCTGAATTTGCCATACAACAGTTGGCTGTAGTTACTGATTTTGTAGATAGTGAGTTTCAGAGACAGTTAGATATTGAGCAAAACAAGACTACGGCTCTTAATAACGAATTAAGGAAAAGACTTAATAACGAAAACATATCTAAAGACGAAAGAAAGAACATACAAAATGAAATAGCTAAAAACGATGAGGAATTAAGAATTAAACAAGAAAAGATAGAAAGAAAAAGATTTATAATGCAGAAGGCTGCTAATATTGCTATGTCTATTGCTAACACTTTTGTAGCTGCAAATGCTGTATTAGCTCAACAACCTGGAGGCATTATATCTAGGACAACCGCAATGATTGCTGTTATTGCTTCAGGTTTATTAAACGTAGCAGCTATAGCTAGGCAACAATTTAAAGGAAGCGCTAGTACTGCTGCTGGAGCATCTGGATTAGGATCAAGAGGTGGTTCTGGTGGCCCACAGGCCCCAGACTTCAACATAGTAGGGCAGTCACCAAGTAATCAATTAGCTGCCGCAGTTAAAGGACAGTTTAATCAGCCAGTAAAAGCCTATGTAGTGTCTAAGGATGTGTCTACGGCACAAGAAATGGACAGAAACATTGTAGGGGCTGCGTCTTTAGGATAAATAGAGTAAAACTAAAACAAATAATAGCTAATTAAGTTATCATAATATGAGAGATATTGAATTATACATAGACGAAGAAAACCAATTTAACGGAATAGAAGCTCTCTCCGTAGTTGAAAGTCCTGCTATTGAGGAGGACTTTATTGCTCTAAAAGAGCATAAAGTCGAACTTGCTGAGGTTGACAAGGAAAGAAGAGTTCTTATGGGTGCTGCATTAATACCCAATAAGAAGATATACAGGAAGACAGAAGATGAAGAGTATAATATATTCTTTAGCGAAGATACTGTAAGGAAAGCGTCTGAGCTATTTTTATCAAGAGGAAAGCAGAACAATTCTACCTTAGAACACGAGGTTCAATTAGAGGGTATGTCTGTTGTTGAGTCTTGGATCATAGAAGACACAGAGATGGATAAATCTAAAAAGTATGGTCTTAGTTTGCCTGTTGGAACCTGGATGGTTTCAGTTAAAGTAAACAACGATGATATTTGGGATAATTATGTTAAGAAAGGTAAGGTAAAGGGGTTTTCAATAGAGGCTTTCTTTACTGACAAGCTAAACGCAAGTAAGGAAGACGTAGTAAAAGACTTGTTCTCATTGTCTGATGAGGAGAAAATACAAATAATGGTTGGAGACTTAATTACATATTATAATGGATAACAATGGATAACAATTGGGAACTTAGTGTAGGATTATATCCTGGAATATTATTTGGGGTAAGAAGCTATGAAAATGGAGAACTAACAGATCACGTTCTGTACCTTCCTTTCGTAGAATTATGTTTAACAGTATACAAAGAAGAGAAATATGAAGGAGACACCAAGTAGAACAAGCCCAAAATCATCTAAGAGAGCCTGCCTATGCAAGAATAGCACATACTCTACAAAGTGCTGTAAAGGCAATATGATTAATCAAGGAATTGGAAGTATAACTAAAATTACGGAATAGTATGTTTAAGAAGAAAAAGGTGAATCACGTAGAAGAAGAAATTGAAGTGGTGTCTAAGCCATTAATAACAAAGGTACAAGTTAAAGAAGTTGAGAATATCAAAGGTGTACGAACCATTGTTTCTCACAATGGATAATGAAAATACAACAATTAGTTGTATATCAGTTATCTTATCATATTTAGTAATAAATTAATAAATCAATATGAACGCAAAAGAAATCGTTGACAAATTCAAGTCAATTTTGCTTTCTACAACAGAAGAGGTTACGGAAGTTGCTATTGTTGAAGAAGTGAAGTTGGAAGAGCAAGATGACTTAGCTGCATTAGCAGAAGATGCACCAGTTGCAGATCCTGCTACTGATGTAGTAGAGGAAGCTGCTAAAGAAGAGATGTACGCTACAAAAGAAGAATTGGCTCAAGCATTAGCAGAAATGAAGGCTATGTACGACCAAATTATGGAAGGTATGAGTACGGAGTCTCCTAAAGACGCTCCTGCTGAATTAGAGGAATTGTCTTCTCAAGAAGAAGTATCTCCTTTATTACACTCACCAGAAGAAGTGGTTTCTTCTAAAGAATTAAACCTATACTCTCAGAAAAGAGCGAAGACTACATTTGACTTAGTATTATCTAAAATCTCTAAATAAACAAAAATGGCAACTACAACATCAATCACTACTACTTACGCAGGTGAATTTGCTGGGAAATATATTTCTGCTGCATTACTATCCGCTAATACTATCGAAAACGGTGGTATCGAAGTAAAACCAAACATCAAGTTCAAGGAAGTAATTAAGAAAATCTCTACAGATGGTTTACTTAAAAACGGTACTTGTGATTTTGACCCAACTTCAACTGTTACCTTAACTGAAAGAATTATTCAGCCAGAGGAGTTTCAAGTTAACTTACAATTATGTAAGAAAGACTTTCGTTCTGACTGGGAGGCTGTAGAAATGGGAGTTTCTGCATTTGACAATTTACCTCCTTCATTCGCTGATTTCTTAATAGCACACGTTGCTGCTAAAGTAGCACAAAAGAATGAGCAAAACATTTGGTCTGGAGCAACTGCTAACGCTGGCGAATTTGACGGATTTATTCCATTAATGACTGCTGATACTGATGTAGTTGACGTAACTGGCGCTTCTATCGGAGCTGGTGGTGTAACTGCTGCTAACGTAATCGCTGAATTAGGAAAAGTAGTTGATGCTATTCCTTCTAGTCTTTACGGTAAGGAAGACCTAAATCTTTATGTGTCTCAGAACGTAGCTAGAGCCTATGTTAGAGCATTAGGTGGATTTGCTGCTAATGGTTTAGGTGCTGCGGGAACAAACGCACAAGGAACTCAATGGTTCAACAATGGTTCACTTTCTTTTGATGGTGTTGCTATCTTTGTAGCTAACGGATTAACTTCTAACTACATTGTAGCTGCTGAGAAATCTAACTTATATTTTGGAACAGGTTTGTTATCTGATCAAAATGAAGTAAAAGTTATTGATATGGCTGACATAGATGGGTCTCAAAATGTTAGAATTGTAATGAGAATGACTGCTGCCGTACAATACGGAATTGGTGCTGACATTGTTCTTTACACTCCTGT